ACCTTTATAGGGGGTGAGGGGCAGGTGCGCCCGTAGGCAGGCGGGCGACTTTTGTCTTAAATGGCCAACAGAAGACCATGCCTAAATGTTTTCTGCGGCACGGCGGATGCGTTCGCTAAGGTCGAAAAGCGAACCTCGCAGGTGTTCCACCTCTTCTTCATTGAACCCCCCTATGCCACCGTTACCGTCTATTCCATCCATCTTGTGGTAAAACCATGATGACGATTTGCTGAAATACCTGTTGGCAAAATCCATCCACGACACCGAGAGGGTGATGTCTGCCAATCGTTTCTTCATATCGGCAACTACTGCCGGCTTCTTAATAGTTGTTTCCATGTTTCTTTCTTTTTTTGGCCCTTCCCGAGAGGGGAAGGGCGTGTTGGTTGTTAATAGGGCTGGCGAAGCATTGAGTAGAACTTTTCTATCACTGCTTCAAGCAGCTTTGGAATCTTTGATGTTTTGGTTTCGTTCTCCCTGAGGATGTTTTGAATTTGCTCGTTCATATTTTGCTGTTTTTATTGTTCTTTATTGTACTGCTAAGTTAACACTATAAAAGAACTACAGCAAGTTATAACGTGCTTAGATACAGAGCGCTAGCTTTGTTTAGCTTTATTCGGGTCACGTTTTCTACAGCCTTCCACTGCGAGTTTCCAAACCTGCCAGTGTTGTTACTTTTCGTGATATACGCCAACGCCGTTTATCATTTGCACTTCAAAATTACTAATAACATTTGACACTTGTGCGTTAAGGCTAAAGTAAATTCCAACATTTAGCGTTCACTGACACAACAGAGGCCGATGCATCCCTGCATCGGCCTCCAACTAAAACCTAAACAATCTTACTAACTAAAAACCATGAAAACATTAACTATATGAGTATGAAGGAGAAAGTGCCTAGTCTGCCAGCCGCACGTATCGCATGTACGTGAGCTGCGTGTGCGGGTTTCGCCCTACGGCCTGCATCTTCACCGCCTTGCATCCCCAGCGGAAGAAAAGGAAACGGCGGGGTATGCGATGCACAACGATGTCGAGCGTGTCGCGCGCATGTATCTCGCCTATGAAACTGTCTGCGCGAAGGCAGCCGGCGAACGACAGCCAGGGGTCGCGATATGAGAGGCAGGGCAGCGTGTCGGTGCGGCCAGGTGCAATTTTGACTACGCTGTCGTGCACCATGGTGCGTACCACGGTCTGCGTGCGGTAGACCGTGCGGGCCATTTCTTGCAATCGGCGGTTGCGTATGCCCAGCGAGCGTGCCACGAGCAAGAGTGAGTCGCCCTGTCGCGACAGCTCGCCAACCCTTAACGTCAAGGCCTCGATGGCCATGACGTTGCGCCCATCTTTTGTCACCCGGCGTTCCATGCGCGCCTGTTCTCCGCGCAGCAGTAGGATTTGGTTTTGCCGCAGTCGACTGTTCTCGCTTTTCAGTTGGCATGCCCAGCTTATAGCCGATGCCAATGCAAGCACATGACCAGCAAGCAGCACGGCTACCATTACGTTACTTATCCGCATATCCTGTTCACCATCTTAATCAGTCCAACCATCTGTGCGAAGTATCCCGGGGCGGTGGCATATTGGCTGCCGTGTCCATCGCAGATACGACGTGTAAACTCGATGGCATTCTTACGATAGGGCCAAGCATCGGCATAACCAGGTTTCTGCAACAGTCGCGTGTGTTCTTCGAGACACTCTTCCAGCGAGTCGAAGTCTTTGAAAAGTCGATAGACAGTGTAATACCAGCGGTTGCCGGTCTTACACTTGGCCACCGAAACGATACGTTCTGGTGCTGCGAACTGCCTGTTTGGCGTATTGAAATACTCATGCGTGAGAACTAGTACCGTGCGACCTTTCCATGCAGAGCCGCGCGTGATGCCGAAGAGGTTGAACTGCCCCACGCGGTTCTTTCCCCATCCGCTTTCAAGAATGGCTTGCGCCGTAACGAATTCGGGTGCGATGTCGGTGGCCTTCTTGGCTGCTTGGTAAATCTCGCGTGCGAAATCAATCTGTTGTTGTGTAGCCATGATTGTCGGAGTTTATTAGGGTTCGGCGGTATATTCGCCGCGGTCGTTGAAATCTTTTAGCCGTTTAACGAACGAGGGGGGCAGTATGGGATAGATGGCTTGGATGTTCTCAACGCACGAAAAGGCCTCGCGCACCATCATGAACACGCACAGGTAAGTGCCTATCCATTGCGTTGCTCCCACCACGCTGCCTTGCACGGTGTAGTTAGAGAGAACGTTGGAGAGGATGAGCAGCACGATGTAGATGGCAATTTTCTTGCCGAATTTCGAGAAGAACGATCCGCTCGAGGCATCCTTGTGCATCAAGTGCTTCACTATGCCCAGCACCGTGTCTACGGCCACGAGTATGGCTATCCACTTGGCGAATTCCCAATCTTGGTACAGGTATCGGGCGATGTCTGCCACGATGGAAAGTGGCAGCGATGTAATGGCTATCATTGGTAGTTTTTTCATGTTGTTTCGGGTATTGATGTTACAAAGTTACGCCTTTATCCCAGCCGTTCAAAGGACCGTTTTAGGGCGTGAGTTCCCAGCGCGTCGGGAGCTGTAGCGTTGAGCATCAGCGTCCATCCCGAGGCTTTTAGTTCCGAGGCCACGAAAGGTACAATCTCGGCATGAGCAAGTGAGTCGCGAGAGAGCCAATTGAGTTCTCCCCTCTCTGCATCTGCCATCATCCAAGCATGGACTGTCGTGAGCAATTTCAACGTCCTATCGGAGATAATGACATGCTCCATTGGATCGGCATGGTCTGAATACTTCATTGCGACTGTAATGGCCAGACGCTGAGTGTACTGATAGGACCTCCTTCCGTCGTCGCCAAACTCGAACTCGCCGTAATCGGCAAAGAGAAAACTACCCGTCAGGCGTTCAACTAACGATTTAAGTTCGTCAAACGTCTGCCCATATACATAATGGTCTATTTCTGGAATACGCGCCTTATCCGGTAGTCGCTCAAGGATATCCAACATTTGTGCATATTCTGCAAACTCACTCTTGCCCAATGTAGCCATCGAGCGTATTCCACGTTTGTTTGGAAATTTTGCAAAGTAAAGAAAGAGATCCACAATCATATTATTTCATTTATGATATTAACAGGCAATCCGGTCTCAGTGCTAATCTTAGTCACATCATACTCCATTCCATGCAATGTACGCACCGACTCTATTGTTTTTTTTCGCAGAATGCGGAGATATGTAAGCACGTTAAGCTGTTCCACGGCCGTGGCGTCACCAAGTCCATCGGCCGACAAATCGTATAAAGCGTCAGCTGCATCTGTGGTGATGGGATGCGCCGGCTTTTCGACAAACTTGGTCAACAGTGCAAACTCGGTTTTAGTGAAGAGATAGGCGTTAAAGGCCTGAAAATTCAACGAAATGGCTGCCAACAATTCTTGTGGCAATTGAGAGAAGGCCGTAGCCAGTGCATGCGCCTCCTCCGAATTATACGTGCCAGGAAAATAGAGAATGGCTGCCAAGAGTGGTAGCGCATCGGTCTTACTTTTTAACAAGGAGCGTGCCTCGATATATTGCAGGGCGGTCAATGAGCAAGTCAAGCTATCGTAGGTCGTGTTCACCGTGTAACCAGCATATTCCAGCTCATCCACCCGCACTATGGGTATCAATTGCGCACAGAAACAAAGATTGAGAACATATTGATAATCCATGGTACGCAGCTTACGTGCGATGGGCAGAGAAAGCCGGAAAGGATCCGTATATTGGCACATCCTCCGCTCATTGGCAGGTAAATGAGCCAATATAGCATCATTGTCGGGGTATTGTATTCGAAAGATGAATGTCAATCGTTCAGCGATGCATACCAGGTTTGCAATGGCATTCTCGTTGCGCAGCCTACGCCAGTCACATCCAATGGCGTCACAAACATAGCGCACTCCGACCTCCCCTGGCGACAACTTTCCTGCTTGCATTTGTGCAAGGTGTGAAACTAGTCGTACAAAAAGTTCCTGTGACAATTTTTCCCAGGTATTGGGAACAGCAAGGCTCATTCCACGACACGTGAGTTTAATAATCTCTTTCATGGAGCCATCACAATTAAATCCGACGAATCGTTATACCGTGAATATGAACAAGCGTCCACGGTGCGTTCATCCAACAATAAGTCCGCATCGGCCAGCAGATTGTCCGCTTCCGCTTCAAGCGACGCTGCCAACTTCTCGGCATTGCCGTGTTCGTCCGGTCCTTGCCGTGCCGCCTTATTGTCGGCGAAGAGGTTACGTATCGTGGGCGGGAACTCAAGCATGTCAAACCGCCTTAACGCCTTGGCCACCGTCCGCTTCGCCAGGGCGAGACGCAGCATGGGCAATACGCTTTCCTTATCCTTGGCCTTAGCGAAGTAAGCGGCTAAGCGTTCATCCAGGCATTCTTTCTGTAGCGGTACGGTTCTAAAGAAAAAGAGATAAGACAGATCGATAGGATATATCAAGTCGAATTCGTCGGCCGAACGTAGCTGGCATTCGTCGAGCAGTCGAGAATATCGCGCACTTTTCCATAGTTTTGCCGGCGAGCCTTCCTTAAGCTCACCCTGCATCAGTTGTTGGATGAGATTGTCCATCGCGGCGAAATAGTTCTCCATGTAAGCGCGTTGCATGCCCTCTATTTCGTACTTATATATGTCTGTCCCTGCTTTACGCCGCGAAATCGAATCGAAGACCAGTTGAGCAGCCAACGTCCGATTTGCCATGGCAGCCCTTAGCGCATCGAGCATATCGCCCTGTTGACTTTTAACAATAGTTACATACACGGCAGACGATATTATCGACTCGATGTTCTTGCGCGCCGACCTTGCCGAAGGCAGATAGTCGACCATGGCCTTATTGGTGTCTACCCCAGGGGCATATTCAACAAAAGTGGCCAAGTTACCAAATAGTTCTTCTATGACATTCATGATTGCTGGTTGTTAAGTCTGTCTTTCGGAGCGATATCTTCCTGGCGTTGTGGAACCTCTCGGTAGAAACCTATCCGCAGACCAGTTGCATATAGCTGTGGGAAGTTCACTTGCAAGGCCCAGTTTAGAGGTTCGCTGCATATTTCGTCTTCTGGGGTAAGGGACATTATATATATAAGGTAGTTGTAGTAGGCGTCACTGCCCGACTTGCTGATTACACCCTCCTTATCGATGGCCGATATGGAGGCGTCAAGCCCTACGCTTGCCAAAAGAGCCTGCTCGGCTCGCTTGTCGTAGGCAATCAGTGCATCGATATATTCCTTATAACGTAAGTCCACTGTCTCAATCTTCCATTGCTGCTCATGCCCTTGCGCATCGGTAAACGAGAACGTGGAGTAGGCCTTACCTTGATTATGCTCTCCACTAAGGTAACAACTAAACTTGCGCAACTCTTCACGGATATATTGCACAAGCACGCTCTCATGCATTTCTGTACCGATGTCTATCCCGTTGTATCTTATCAACTCTTGCTTTTTCGCCTTGCGTGTCTTATTCTCTTCACATAATCTCTGTATCTGATTACGCTTGCTTTCCACCCAAGCGTTAGGAATGATGATGTGTATCTTTGCTGCAAGGGAATTTCGCAAGAACGAATTAATATATATTGGCGTCTTGTTACTGCCCTGAATGTAGGGGCGCGAGCCTTGATGAGTCTCATTGGTTCCATAGAACTCATCTATCGAGGTCTCTCTATGATGGGAAATGGCGGCGAACTGGTAGTTATCCACTTCTGAAAGATTGAACTTCGGATATATCTTATAAGAGCCGATACCGTATGCCCAACGACCAACGGCTACGTGACGGAAGTCCGAATATTGTACCAGTTCCCGCGCCATGTCCTGATGTGTGGTGGCCAGTCGACATTGCGTGTTTTCCATCGCTTCAAGACCAGCCACGGGCATCATGCCCAACCGTTTACCACGCGCGAACCTCCATTTAACGAAGAAGTCGCCGAAGTAATAATAATTGATGATACAGGCCTTACAAAATTCTTGAACGCTGGCCATTCCGTTGCCCTGCCATGAGTTCAACCAATTATCCACCTCCGGTACGCTCACATATTCGCGGCGCAACTTTCCCCCTCTCATTGCATAACGATAGGTCATTGGCCCATGGCCATAGAGCATCTTAACCTGCTTGCGATATAAGCGTGGCAATATGCGGTTCCGCTTTATCTCCCTCGCCACGTCTTCGCATTGTGCGTTGTTACGTCCTCGGGCACACACTTGGTAGCCGTTCACGCCCAACCATACTTTCTCATTGTATGGCAACTGCTCGCCATCGGCAACGGCAAGAGATGGAAGTGAGAAAAGCTGTTCACCTTCACCCACTTGGAAAGAGATGGCATTGCCGTCATTGACGTAAAGGCCAGCGTTGCCGTAAAGTTCGATACTATCTGTCATAACCAGTTTATCTTGTGAAGTTTATATCCATCATTGGGGAAAGCCATATATCGCACCAATATACGATAACACATCTTCGGATTTCCTTCGGAGTCGCTAAAGAGCAAATAGTTCTCAGCGGAAACGGTAAAACGTTCGTCGGGAAGTTGCGTGCGCCACTTGCATCT